TCTGGACCCAACGATCTTGACCGTTGATGCGGACCTTGAAGCCGCCTGCCGCCGTCGAGGGCTCGGTTCCGAAATCGTCATCCCAGATCAGCCCGTTGACGCTCGTCAGATCGAGAACGTAGCCCCACTGTTCGCTTCCGGTCTGGGTTTCCATCTTCTCGATACGGATGGCTGAGATTGCGCCCGTCACGGTGCCCGCCGAGAATGCCGCGCGCATACGGATGCCATTGACTTCGCCAGTGATATCGCGAGCGCCTGCATCGTCGGTAACAAGCTCGATCTGAAGCCCGCGCACATCGCCAGCGATGGCGCCGGTCGTGCCGCGAAGATACACATCAACATGCGCGCCGATCAGTGAGCCAGAGCCCGTGGTCGCGAACGTATCGCTGATCTGAGCGGAGATTTCGCAGCCGATTGTATTCTGCGCTGTGCTCGCGCCCTGACGCGGCTTCGACTGGAAGCCGATGAACGAGTTCGCCGTGCCGGTGTTCGTGATCGAATTCAGGCGAATGGTCTTGCCGGCCAAGTCCGTCGCGGTCACGCCGGAGTTGATGAGAAGATTCTGCCCAGCCTGCGGGATGATGGTTTCCACCTGGCCGCCATAGGTGCGCTCTACGATCTTGCGCAGTCCGCCGGAGTCTTCGTAGGTAACGACATTGAGTGTCATTTCAAACTCCTATCAAGCGGCCGGTTGCGCTTGCGCCTTCGCCGCGCGATTGGCAGCGGCGGTTGCGCGACCCCTCGCGAGAGCTGCTTTGCGTTTTTCGGAAGTGGCTGGTGACGGCGGCTTTCTCGCCTGGACTGTTGCGGGAGGCGCGTGCTTTGCAGCGACGGCCGGCACAGGTTCGAGCGTGCCCTCGTCCTCCGGGGGCTTTGGATGGCGGATTGGGCCTAACCTCGCGGCGTCACCGACCGGGGAATAGCGGCTCGGGTCGGTGCCCAGCATTTCCCTGGCGTCGAGACTCTTGCGGACCAGCACCCTGCCGGTCTGATTGTCTTTGATGTGGAACAGCTTCGGCATGGTTCATCACATCTTCTTCGAGGCCCAGGCCGAATAATTCAGCCCGGTCGTCACCGTTCCGGCAACCGTGTGGTGAACGCGGGCATATCTGTAAGTCACACCGTCCTGCACGTTGCAGAACGGGACTTCATAACGGCCAGTGGTGGAGTCGATGGCCGCGCCCTTGCGGACTTCGGTTGCGCCGAAATCGTACATCGCTAGGTTTTCAATCCCCGACGCGAAGGTCGATGAGTCGGAGCCCTGAATTGCGATGGTGTAGAGTTCGTTGTTGTCGGCGATGTCGGGAGCAGCGAGAACATCGAGGATCATGGTGCCTTCCCAGCGGGACTCGCCGAGGTCCACGATCTTCGCCGCGCCATCAACCTGGGCCGCCGCCGTGGCCGTGATGGCTCCGGCATCCTTGAATTCCAGCGCCGCATCGAAGGTGTAGGTGGCGCGGTTGGTGATATTTGCCATTTGCGTGTCCTCTTGAGAGTCCTTCGATTAGGCCGCGACAGCCGCGTCACTGATGCCCCAGAGGCGCGTTCCCGCGAACGGATTGAGCGCGACCCATGAGAGATACCATTCGAGTCTGGTTCTCCAGACCGGCTGCGCGTCGAGTTCGCCGAGATCGCGGACTTGCATCCCGCCGTTGGTGATCCCGATAATTCCATCCTCGCTGAAGTTCACGACGTAGATGGACGTTCCGGTCGATCCGCCGCCCGGCGAAGATTCCGTGAACGGGAGGATGGCGGTGTTCTTGTTCTTCGGATAGCCGACGAGAATTGGGAGTCCGGCGTAGGCAAAGATGGGCTTTCCCATCTCCTCGCGTTCCATCATGACATTTCCGCCGACGCCCGTGGTCGTGCTGCGTGTGGACTGCCAGAGACGGCGGCGCATGGCACGCGACATGATAAGGTGCGTCGGCGATGCGGTGTTGTCGATGGCTTGGTCCAGCTTGAGAAGGCTCAGCGGATCGCCGCCCGAGGTCGAGCCGTTGTCGATCAACTGATCGCCGGTAAGGCGGAACTGGAGACCGTCGAACGTGCGCGGATCGGTCGATTCGTCGCCGTTCAAGAATTCGTCGGTGACGTTCTGCGACAGGCTCTTGACCTTCAGCGCCTCATGACGGGAGCGGACCTGGGGTCCCTGCGTGTCGATGAGGAACTTGTCAACGTCGAGATCGCCGCCCGCGATCTTCAACGCTTCCTTCTGCGGATTGAAGTTGCCGTTCGATGCCGTGTAGGCTTCGTTGACGCCGCGAAACGCAGTGGCCGCAAGCTCGCCTTCCTGAGTGTAGGCCAGCGCGTTTCCCGTGATGCCGTCGATCTTCAGGGCACCCCAGATGTCCGATTGCTGCGCGTAAAGCTCGATGATTGATTGGCGCTTTACGTCGCCGTCACTGAGTTTTGCGGCCTCAACGAGTGTCAGAGCAGCCATTGTGATTCACCCTTCAGTGTTTCGCCTTCGCATGAGCTTGGGCGTTCGCGTAATCGAGCTTTTGACGAGCACTCATGTTGGAGAGGTCGGGCTTGTTATCGCCGCCGCCATCCACCTTCGCGGCGAGCTTAGGCCCGCCCGCGAGGCTGATGAGCTTTTCGACGGCCTGAACGGATGCGGCGGTCGTAAGTGCGCCGGCAACTTCCTTCGCGCCCGCCTCGCCGACCGCGCCCTTGAGAGAATTGAACAGCGTGCCGAGGCGTTGCTCGACGCCGTTGCCGAGCTTCGCCATTTCGTCCTTGACGAACTTCTGCGACTCCGCGTGCTCCGCGATTTGCAAGCGGGCACGCATCGCAAGGGCGCCTGTAACATCCGCCTGCGTGAGGTTCGTCTTGTGCGCCCAAGCGATAAACTCTTTGGCGAACGGCGTGTCGGTGTTGAAGTTCAGCCCCTCGGGGAGCGCGATGTCTTTCGGAAGCGTGAGGTCGTATTTGTCGGCGCTCGCGGGAACGAGCTTGCTGCGTTCCTCAGCTTGCGTCTTGAGCGCCGCCGCCTCTGTGAGGCCCGAGGCGATTGCCGTGAAATCGTATGCGCCGTCTTTCAGATACGAGTCGGGAATCCCCGCGCCCTTGATCGTGTCGAGGGTGATGGCGGCAGTTTCGCTGGCCGCATTATTTGGGGGTTGATTCTCGTCCGCCACGCTCGATCAATCTCTCTAAGTCTGCGGGAACTTGGCGCGAGCCCTCCATCATCCGCAACGCACTGTCCGAAGCGTCGGCAGGCACTCTTGCGCGTGTGTATTTTTGATCGAGCCACGCGAGGAGCAGCTTGCCCTCGTCGGTCTGCGCCAATCGGTACATGGCGACCGCGAGATAGATGCCGTCCTTGTCCACCTGTTGATGTGGTACGGCACGGAGGGAGGCGAAGGTTTTGCTGGCGGTGGTCATACCGCTTCCTGCCCTTGCGTGGCCTGCGCGACTTCGGCCATTTGCTGCATCATCACTTTGAGTTCCTCGGGCGTGTTGAGTTCAACCAGCTTGTCGCCTAGCCCGTCCTTCATGTTCTTCGCGGTGTCGAGCGTCTTGACGATCATCTGCACGGCCTGCGGGCCGAAGCGCATCCCGATCATTTCGAGGAGACGATCCGCCTGGAGAACTTCTTCCTGACGCTGCGAGCGGATGAGCGGCGAGCGGGCGCGGAGACGGACGGCCTCGCCGTTGAGCTGCACCTTCGGCAGCTTGCCGCGCTTCTCCAGCAGGTAGGCATAGCGCGTGAAGATCGGCCACTGCCATTCGGTGCGGACGCGCCCGATGGGCGAGCCCTTGCGGCGGTCGTTCTGCAACCGCTCGTCAATCCATTGCGATGCGGTGGGAGGGGTCTTGCCCTGCTGATCGGGCTTGTCCTGGTAGAGCGCGCGGCGGATGTCCTGCTGCATCAGCGAGCGTTCGAAGAACGCCGGATCGAAGTCGGTTCCCGATTCAAGGATTTCGATTTTCGAGCCGGGGGCGCGGGCAACGGTGGACCCAGGAATCGAGCCCTGATCGAAATTCGTCACCCCGTCATCGTCATAAGCCATCATCGGATCGACGGCCTTGTTCAGATGCTTGAGGATCAGGTAGGCGAGTTGATCCAGCGTCTTGATAAGCGGCAGGGCGTGATAGATCGAGCCGATGCCCCACGCGGACGTGGAGTCGGTCTTCCAGCGCGCGGGGATGATCGAGCATGACCCCGCGCCTTCGTGGATGAAATCTTCGGCGCAATGCTTGTCCACCATGAGCGCGTATTGCCAACGCTCGGTGGCCGGAACGTCGCGGAGACGCCAGTAGCATTCGACGACGTTCGCCCTCTGCCCGTCGCCTTTGTCGATCTTGCGTTTAAGTTCGGCGGACCAGCTTGCAGTCTGATAGAGGTATGGAAGCTCGCTGTATTTGGGCCGGTGCTTGCGACCGCGAAAATCAAGTCCGCCATAAGCGCCCCTGCCAATCAGGAGGTCCGTGATTGAAATGGCTTGGCAGTGAATGGGCTCGTTCGGGTCGAGGTCTTGAATGCACATTGCGCATGTGCCCAGACCCAAATCGGGGTAGGATTCCTGGCTGGCCTCGTGGAAGTTTCCGCGTCCGATTTCGGAGAACACGGTCTCCTTGTATTTTGAGATCGCGAGCGTGACCGGACCCTTTGCGGCCGGTGGAAGGTCTTGCGCGGCCTCCAGTTCCAGCCATGGCGT